TAACACTACTTTTGTCAAAAACTTAAATTATGTTTTAGGCTCTCAAATTGATGGTTTTTACCCCCATCATTGCGAAGCAAATCAGCAAATTGAAGTCAAAGGAGCAATTAGCGCTTATAGATTGAATTATGAATACGGTATATTAGACGGGATTTTAAAAAATGGAAAATTAAATCATAATTCAAGTTTAATTTATCCCGATTGGACAATTTATGGTCCTAATTTTTCATCTTTAATAAATGATCCATTAAGTCTTAGTGGACTTAAAATAATTCCAAACACAAACCCAGTAACTAAATATTTATTAGCAACGTCAGGCTCTATATTGGTAACAGCAGATTATAAATTTACTTTTAGAGCAACAATAAAAGCCAATGGGGTTGCTATTTTTGGATTTAGGGTTAGGTTAGAAAATTATTATATGAATTCAAATGGAGAGTGGGGAACAACTCCAGTTTATATATCTTACAGTTTCATATCTTATAATAACGAAACTATTACAAATACTATTGAAGTAATTAGTCAAGATTTACCAATTGACGGATTGATTTATATTGAAATATATGTGCCGGAAAGAGGGGTTAGTTCAGAATGGGCAAATGTATGCGAAATCAATAGTATAAATTTAGTTCCCATTAATAAGTCCTCAAAAGTAGGTGAATTTCATACCGTATCAAGAAAAAACCCTCCGAGTTCAATTACAAAAGAAAATCAAACGGTTTACAATGGTGATGGAAGTAATTCATTAATCGGGTCAATCTATAAATCAGATAAAATAACATTGACTGATTTATGGAAAAGAAAAGATAAATTTGAACAATACCCACTTTTAAGAATATCGGCTGAAGATGATTTACGTATTAAAAGAAATCCTATTAAAATATTTTCAGGCTCTATTTTAGGACAACTCCCATACTTATCTATAATCAGTATAAATAACATTTTAGGCTTATTTATGTTTACTGAATATACTTATGATTTTAGAACTAAGAAAATTAACGCTAAATTGACACAGTTTTATAATGATGAGTTAGGTGATATTGATTATTTAATTACTTATGATTATGGAAATAACACGATTAAGCCAACTATAAAGGGGTAATTTTTATTTAGATTAATTAAAAATAATTTATATCTTTGAAATATGGAATTTACAAACGGAGAAGATAGGATTTTATATGTAAAAGTGCAAGGTTCTTGGCTTCCTGTAGGTTGTTTAATTGGCAATACCTTGTCTGAAAGTGCTGAAATGTTACCAACAACAACAAGGGATAATGACGGTTGGTCAACTTCAAGACCTGTAAATCAATCTTATTCTATTGGTTTTAATGGATTGCAAGTAAATTCAACAGTCGATGGAGGAGATTTTAATGAAGCTAGTTATGACCGTTTAAAGATATTAAAAAGAAATAAAATTCTTTTGGATTGGAAAATACAAGGAATTGTGTTCCCTATTGTAGATTACGGAAAATGCTATATTAATGAACTTTCTGAAACTTCAAACGTAGATGAATTTTTAAGTTTTAGCGGTTCAATGGTTGGTTTTGGTATGCCAAAGACTACAACTTTAGGAGAAACTGTTTTAAACAATGGAGACCCTAATGTTATTTTGACCACGAATCCAGATGATAATTTAATTATAAAAACAAAATAATGGCTATTAATCCAGCAGAAATAACTACAATTAGAACGGGTGAATTAACACCTGCAACGCCTACTTTGTCTAGTATAATAGCGCATGAATTGACTGACGAACTTTTTAAATGTACTGTTCAAGATTTAGTTGATTTATTAAGTTTAAACGTTGGTACTTTGCAATATGAGGTTAAAACTTTATACGTTGACCAGGAATATATTGACACTAATTTTGATGCAACTGGATTAGGCAGATTATTATGTGATGGGTTTGCAATATGCAACGGTAATAATGGCACCGTTCCATTTACGGGATTGGTTGAGGTTGCTTGTGATATGGATGCTTTACAAACTTATTCTATAGGTAATACAGATGGAGCTGTTACTCATACTTTAATAGAAGATGAAATGCCAATTCATAATCATAAGTTTGATGTTCAAAATATAGGCTCGGGCTCTATTGGTAACAAAATTCAAGGAACTAATACAGTGCAATCTCCAACTCAAACAAGTACAACTACAGCCGGCAGTGGTCAACCACATAACAATATGCAACCTTATATTTGTGTTTTAAAAATAATGAAATTATGATAGATCCAAATGCAATTAGTACTATAAGAGTTGAACAATTAGCTTCAGCTCCTTTTAGTTTAACCGATAATATACCGCACGAAGTTTCAGGGGTTTTAAAAAAAGGAACAATTCAATCATTAAGTGATTTTATTGCTTCTGTTTTAGGGACTTCGGAGGCGGTTGGTTATTATCCTTTAGCAGTTGTTGACGGTCAACAATTGCCAGAAGTGCCAGAAAATCCAAGTTTCTTTTTATGTGGAAAAGGTACTTTTTTAAATATTAACGGTTTTGATGATTTAGTTTGTTCAGAGGAATTGAACGTTATAATGTCGCTTTCTGACCATTGGGAAATAGCTGTTCAAATACCGATTGATGTAGACCCTGTGGAGATTGGAATTTCGCAAACAATTAATTCAGGAGTTACTAATTTTGCACCTAGTGAAGATGCTGTTTTCAATGCTTTACATCAATTTTTAAATACAGTCGGGTCGTTTCATTATGCCGATTTAGCAAGTCAAACAACTCCTTTAACGGTTGTTGCAAACGTTCCTTTAAAATTATTGAACGATGCAGAAGGAACGCAAACAAACGTTTCCAATGCTCCTTATGGAGTTAGTGTTGTTTGGGACGAAACAAACAATCAAATTGATTTATCTGCTTTATCAGTTGGGGATTTGGTACATTTAAGAATTGACACTAATTTAACAACAGGAACGGCAAATCAAACATATCGTTTTTATGCAAATATGGCTATTGGTAGCGGTAATGAATGGACACTTGACCTTATGGATTCTCAAAAGAAAACAAGCGGATTAGTTCATTCAAATGCGGAAGTTTCATTTGATATAGCCAACGAAGACACGAGAGATTTCCCTGCTGAGATTTATGTGGTTTCAGACGGGGGAGGAACAATTAAAATAAACGGTTGGTATTTTGAAGTTATTAGAAAAAATATTAATATAGTAAATTTTATTACCGATGAAGCACCTATTGACGGGCTTGTTTACGGTAGAAAAGATGCAGGATGGGAAGAAATAATAAGTGCAAGTGCAACCATAGTAACCAAAACAAAAGCAGAAATAGACACATTAATATCAGGCAATGATTTAGTGCCTTTAACTGTATATGAAATAACAGGAGTTGATACTGCCTTATATGGAGGTAGTACAATCTATTTACAAGCTATCAATGATAACATTTTAGCGACAGATGGTTATGGTAAGTTTTTCAATCCTAAATATAATCAGGCTGTATCAGGCTTTGAAGTTTGGACAAGCGCAGGGACTTACTCTATTGGTGATAAAGTTCATTGGGGAGGTAAGACTTGGGAGAACGTAGCTGGAAATGTTGGGGCTTCAACTGATTTATTTACTTTAGATGCTGAATGGAGTGTTATTGCATTCAATGATACTGACTATAATGTAGCTTATGATTTGATTAAATATGATTATGTTAATGATAATATTGTTTATAGAAATGAACTAAATAGTAATATCGTAAGTACTAATTATGACGAGATTAATTGGAATATCGGTATAAATCCAATTAAGGCTTTTATGTGGGGAAATATTTTTGATTATGCTGTTTCAAAAGGAATAGGGAATCAAATAATAAATAATTCTTACAATGAAAATATTAATTTTAGAGGTTCATTTCAAATATATTTAACTTTTAATAATGGTTCTTATCAACAGAATATAACTTTTGATAATGCTTCATATCAACAATATTTAACTTTTGATCATTCAGGTCAAGATATTTTAACTTTTGATAATGCTTCATATCAACAATATTTAACTTTTGATAATAATTCATATCAACAATATTTAACTTTTGATAATGCTTCATATCAACAATATTTAACTTTTGATCATTCAGGTCAACAGAATATAACTTTTGATAATGCTTCATATCAACAATATTTAACTTTTGATAATAATTCATATCAATATAATTTAACTTTTGATAATAATTCATATCAATCAAGTTTAACTTTTTATAATACTTCAGGTCAATATAATTTAACTTTTGATAATGGTTCATATCAATATAATTTAACTTTTGATAATACTTCAGGTCAATATAATTTAACTTTTGATAATGGTTCTAATCAATCAAATTTAACTTTTTATAATACTTCAGGTCAACATATTTTAACTTTTGATAATGGTTCATATCAATATAATTTAACTTTTGATAATACTTCAGGTCAATATAATTTAACTTTTGATAATGGTTCTAATCAATCAAATTTAACTTTTGATAATGGTTCATCACAATATTATTTAACGGAAATAACAGGTTTACTTCAAAGTAAATTATCATTCAACAACTATCAATTTGGTAGAACATCAGACCCATTAATAGCTAATGAAATAGGATTGATGTTCAAGGGAACATTACCAACTTCTACAACGGCTACTAAAATGATAGTAGCAGAAGATGGACAGTGGAAGGAAATGGATGTTCCAACAACAACAATTGCAGGTTCATTTTCAGCAACAGGAACAGCCACAACAACTTTTACAGTAACAATAGGAACAACCCAAGCGGATGCTTTATATAAAGTAACTGCAACACCTTCAAACGTATTATCAGCCGTTATGTTTTACATAAACAACAAAACAACAACGACTTTTGACGTTGTGTTTGTAACAGGATTAACAGGTGCGGTTGCTTTTGATTGGATTTTAAAACCTTAATAAAATAATAAAATGGCAAATTTAATAGCGGACCACATAAAAGGCGATACTTGGGATGGGTTCAAGTTCAAAATAGAAGATGAAACGGAAATAGACAGTGACGTTTATGAGCCTAGAGATTTATCGGGATGTGAAATTATAGCGCAATTTAGAACCAATCCAAACGGTTCAGTTATATTTGAGTTTAAGACTGATGACGATACTATAACTATTCCAACGCCTGAAAATGGGGAGTTTATTTTGATGCCTAGAATAATTAATGTTTCTGCTATGACGTATGTATTTGATGTGCAAATAACATACCCTAGTGGCGTTGTTGAATCGTTTGACCCAGATTATTTTAAAATCATTCAAGATATTTCAAGATGAGAATAACCGCTACACAAATAGTAAAAAATGTAAATCTAACTACAACGCAAGACGTAATTAGACGAATTATCACGGTTGCGCCATTGGGTGAACGAGGTTTCGGAGTGCCTAGCGGTGGAACGACAGGGCAAGTATTGGCCAAGAAAACAGGCACTAACTATGATACCGAATGGGTTGAACAAACGGGAGGTGGGGGAGGAATTTCAGATGCTCCAAACAATGCCAATGCTTATGTTAGAAGTGGCTTAGCGTGGGTTATTGGCTATACTAAGACTGCTATTGATGCTTTGATTAGCGGTTTCCAAACGGCAGGTCAAGTTCAAGCTATTGCAGACGGTAAGGTTTCAGATACCGCTTATGATGAGGGTACATGGAATGGTGTTACAACTATTGCACCTTCTAAAAATGCGGTTAGGGATAAAATAGAAACTCTCGATAGTTCGGTAATGCATTTAGCAGGAAATGAAACTATTACAGGAGTTAAGACTTTTGGAACGAATATAAAATTATCAGTTCCTTATGATTCTGTTCCTACAATACCAGGAATAACTGCCGATGGTAAATTAGAAGTACTATACACAGGAACACATCCAAATCAAACAGAAATATCTTATGTAAAAGGTGTTACAAGTGCTATTCAAACTCAATTGAACGCAAAACAAGCGACTTTAACTGAAACTATTTTCGGAACGTTTATCAATGGATTGACCGCTAAAAATACGTTAGTAGATGCAGACGAAGTTGTATCAGACGATAGTGCGGACAGTTCTAAAGCTAAAAAAACAAGTTGGCTAAATGTTTGGACAAATTATTTAAAACCTAAAGCCGATGCTCTTTATCAAGCTATTTTAGTTTCAGGCACAAATATCAAAACTATTAATGGTAGTAGTGTTTTGGGTAGTGGCAATTTGACTGTAACTGGTTCAACACCTTCGCAATCTGCTTATACAATATTAGCTAATAATACTGCTTCAAGTGCAGTACCAACTGAGCAAGTTTATAAAGATGTAGCAGAACAGTCTTTATCAGGAACTGGATTTTCAGCAACAGGAGGAACGTTGCCAGGAGGAACGCAAACACATTCTTATAGATGGTCTCAAATTGGAAAATTGGTAACTGTTAGGATAAATCTAAATTTTACAACTACTGGTAGTTGCTCAGGTATTGCAATACCATTTGCTAATTTACCTGATATACCACAAACACCACAACACCCATCTATTTATAATGCAGCTGGAGATATAATAACTTTTGGACCAGGAAGTTTAGGTTTTGGAAAGTTAGTGCCTGCATTTACTCCTGCTAATGGCACATCAGGTATAAGAATAAATTTAGCACTTACAGGTTACGAATTTTTTGTTGGTAGAGGTTCTTCTTCATACAATAACGGATGGATACACGTACAATACTATATATAAAATGAGACACATAAGACAAATTAACACAGTTGGCCAAGAGTACTACGGAATAGTTATAGCTCAAGAGCCATTAGAGAACCATATTTCAATTACAAAATATCTAAATCTATTTGAGATATCAGATGATGAAATACCAGAAAAATATCAGTACTTAAATATGCCTGATTTTGAAGTACCCCAAGAGGTGCAACTATGGAGAATTAGGACTGTATTGAAACTATCACAATTAGAAACTCAGATAGAAACAGCTATGGAACAATTACCCGAACCTGCTAAGACAGGAGCGAAATACATTTGGCAGTTTGGAACGACAGTAGAGAGATCTAGTCAAACGGTGCTCATGCTACAACAGGTGTTAGGAATGACTAATGAGCAGTTAGACGAAATGTTTATACAGGCGGATGCAATTGTAATATAAGCGACTGCATATTTATTAGATGCTGGCTGGAGAGAGCGAAGTCGCTTTTAAATTGAATTATTAATTAAAACTAAAATAAAAATGAAGAATTGGAAAACAACTTTTGCGGGAGTTTTAGCTTCTGCAATCACAATTGCTACTTATATGGGTTGGATTACAACCGATATTGCAGGAGCAGTTACAACCATTGCAATATCGTTGGGATTGATGGTTGCAAGTGATGGAAAAAAAGAAGATTAAAAAAATTATTCCTATCATTAATTTGGTAGGAATATTTTTGTATTTTTGAACAAACAATGCAAAATGAGTGAAATCGAAAAACTACGTTTTGACGTAAATGACCTTAAAAAAGATATGGAAACACTTATCCGTCATGACAAAAAATTCAATGATTCAATTGATAACCTGGAATTGATTATCTCTGACTTGAAATTGACATCTTCTATATTCCGAGAGCAAAACAAAAACATCCCTGAACGTGTAAGATGTTTGGAGGATAAAACAATAGTAAATGAATTGATTAAAACAGCAGGGTGGGTTTTATTAGGAATATTTGTAACGGCAATAGTTCAACAACATTTTTTTGCAACAAAAGAAAATCAAGATTATTCAATTCAAAAAAGTAAATAATGATAACAACTGCACAAGCGATTAAGGATTTTGGAAAACCAAATCAACAAGGGAGTTATTTAACAACAATTGATTTACCCTATCCTATGCGTTTGGCGTGGGATAAAAAAACAACCGTTAAAAAAATGCGGTGTCATAAGTTAGTAGCTTCTAATTTTGTTGGAGTATTTAAAGATATTTTAGATATTTATGGATTAGAAAAAATACAAGAATTAGGAATAGATTTATTTGGAGGTTGTTTTAATTTTCGTGCTATGCGTGGCGGTTCAGACTATTCACGTCATAGTTGGGGCATTGCAATAGATTTAGATCCGGAAAGAAACAAACTTCATGAAACAAAAGCGACTGCAAGATTTGCACGTCCTGAATACAAGCCAATGATTGATGCTTTTTATAGTAATGGGTTTTTATCTTTAGGTGTTGAAAAGAATTACGATTGGATGCACTTCGAGATAAAACCGATATGAAAGAATTGATAATAAGCGTATTACTAGCAATTGCAATAGTAACTTTCGTTTTACTTGTAACAGGTTGTGGAACTCGAAAAATTGAAACAAATAAACAAGATAGTATTTCAATTAATAATACCTATCAAAAAGGCTCAAAAATAGTTTTAGGAAACACTTTTACTTATAAACCATTTGACGCGCTTAAACCGATGCAAATTGAAGGGAAAACGTATCATAATGTAATTATCACAAATAACAAAGATAGGATTGTAGAGAAATGGAAAAACCGTAATATTACCAAAACTATTACGGTTGTTCGTGAAAAGAAATCTGAAAAAAGCGATTATTCTATAATGTGGATCGGGGTGTCCTTAGTCGTAGTTATGGGAATAGTTGCTTATTTTAAGATTCCAAGATTATAAAAATCATAAAATTTACTACAAAATTTTTCAAACTCTTCAACTGAAATTCTATCATCTGAAATGGATATGTCTAATCTATCAATATCAGGATTAACTAACATAAATTCTAAAGATATACTAATCGGATATTTTTCTTTAAATTGCGGATATTTTGAAAAATCATAAAAAGCAAACCCTACCGAATAACCTCCTTTATCAAAACTTTTCCAATAAAGATAGTCTTCATTTTTATAATTTTGAACATATCTAAGATACCCTTTTTCTTTTAGGTATGATTCAAATTCTTTTGATTTTTCTTTTGTATATTTCATATTAATTCTTTTGTTTATTAAATAATCTTCTTATAATATATCCTCTTACAATCGATACAGCAAAAAATACACCTGTAATGATTAGATTTTGTTTAAAGGTTACTGGAATATTTAATAAAGGATATAATATAACCTGAATGAGTATTGACGTCAATAATCCTATCAATGTTTGAGTAATAGATTCAATTATTGAATGTAATTTTGTTTGATTCATAATTTATAAATTAATGTTATTGAATTGCTTATTATAATGTTTGAGCCCCCGTGTTTTGTGTTTAAATCTACCCTATCCAAAACAGCGTTTAAGAACTCTATATTTATATTATCGGTAATCTCATAACGAATACCTAAACTACCTCCTAACAAGGCTAAATGAGAACTTATATCCTGCCATTCTGAACCCCAACGCCCTATTATTGAACCCTCCCAACTTGGAACTATTACAACTTTTTTAAATGGAAATAGATTAACGCCAACAGCTACAATGTATCTGTCAAATCTAATCCTTTTAAATGATTCATAACCTACCGAACACTCTATTTTTGTGTCATGTCCTGGTATGCTTCCAATCATTCCAAATCTAAATATCCCATCAAATGCGGGGTTGTTATTTGTTGGTTCGCTTCCTATAATAGCGTTTTTCAAATCTACACCTACCGAAAAATATGTTTGAGCAAAGCTCCCGATGCTAATTAATAGCGTTAATATTAGTGTTTTCATAATTAAAATGGACAAATGTTTTTAGGTATTATTTCAATATAATTATTTATATCAGATTTCTTATAAAATTTAGAATTGATATAATACCCTATGCTTCCTCCGTTCTTAGTGCATTTTATAATTTTTCCTGTTTGACAATTGATTATCTTTTTACAAATTGAAACTTTATAATGCGGATATTCTTTGAATTGCCATTTAACTGTAAATAATACTGTAACTTGCATAATATTAGATAATTAATATATGGTTAAATGGCGTGTATTTATGAGTTAGGCGATATGCTAAAACAACCGCACTTGCGACACGAAATCATCGTATCTTTTGCACGATTTGTTAAAATATTCCTCGTCAATTTCACAACCGACAAAGTTTAGTTTTGCTTTATTGGCACTAATTCGACTTGAACCCGAACCTAAATGAGTATCTAAAACTTTTGCTCCAGCTTCTAATTTTGCATATTTAAAAACAAAATCATAAATTCCTATTGGTTTTTGAGTAGGGTGGAAACGTTCCAAATCCATACTTGATTTTTTGTAAATCTTTGCAGGTTTGTCAAAAGAAGTCCAAACTAACTCACAAGCTGAGAG